AAGGTTGCTGGTATCAGCATCGTTAAGTCTAACCACTTGCCAACTACAAACCGTTCTGCTGTAACTGGTGAGAACAACACATACCATGCTGACTACACAGACAGCGTTGGTCTTGTATTCAACAAGCAAGCTGTTGGTACTGTTAAGTTGATGGATCTGAAGATGGAACAAACTGGTTCCGATGTCCATGCTTTATGGCAAGGTACATTTATGGTCGGATCTATGGCTCATGGTACTGGCGTACTTCGTCCAGACTGTGCTATCGAGATATACACAGCTACCAGCTAACTACCGTGGGGGCTACATGCCCCCTCTTTTCTTATGGGTCTTAACCTCACTTCAGAACTAGAAGCAGTCAACAAAGTATTAAGGATGATGGGTGAAGCACCTGTTAACTCCTTGGCTGGTCAGTTTGGTCTTGCAAAACAAGCACACGATACTCTTAAAGAATCAAGCAGAACGATCCAATCAGAAGGGTGGTCATTCAATACTGACTACGAGAAAACTCTGACTCGTACTACTGGTACTAATGAAATTGAATTGAGTTCAGATATAAGCAGAGTAAAGGTTGATCCTTATGAATACCCAGACAATGAGGTAGTCCAAAGAGGATTGAAGTTATACGACAGAAGAAAGAATACTTCTGTCTTTGAAGAAGATCTAATAGCAGATGTAACTTACATTCTTGATTGGACT